ACATTATTACCAAATTTGTCATTCTCATCATTAACAGTAATACTAACATTTAAGTATTTGTCTTTGATTAATTTTGTTCTGTCGATTTTTGTTACATCAATAGATGCGCTGATAATTGAACTCATTTTTCTATTTTTAAAGGTTTATAATTCTTGTTCCTATTCTTGTTTGTATTTGTTGATCGTAATTTTGAAGCCAGGTCCTACAAAGTTCAATCCGGTCGATTATCTCTTGCTCAATAGAAATAGCTCGTTTAAACTCGTAAGAAACCCAGCG